CTCGGGCTTGAGAGCGAAGGAGTACGAGTAGATACCGGGCATGGGGGAACCAGAGTGATGGTTGTACGCTTGCACCTGGTTGAAGTACTTACCGGACTGCTCCTTGAAGCGGTCCTGGCCGTTGAGCACAAGCTTGAAGGTATCGACGGGGCCGACAGCGTTGGCAGCATCATCAGTTTTACCCTCTTCGACGAGGCGGAGAAGAGAACCGGCGGTACCGGCAGCGTACATGGGCACACCAGCCGCCTGCGTCAAAGGCACGAAGCAGTTGGAATCGGTCATGGCCGTGGGGTTAGACTCGAGGACAACATCATCGCTGTTGACGTTGGAGGTGAAGTTCCACAACTTAGCGTTGGAGCTAGAAGCGGGGGCAACGGCCCACACAAGTTCCTTGATGGGGTGGTTGTACGACAGACGGACCTGCTTGGTCTCACCCGCGGAGACAGAGTCAACACCAGTGTGCTGGACCTGTTCGATCAGGTATTCGTGACCCTTCTGGGCGAATCGGCGTCGCTCTTCGGTGTCCAGGTACACGTAGTTACCCCACACCTTGAAGGTGTTGGCGTTGAAGTAGTGCTCGAACTCGTCGGTCAGATCGAAATCAACGCGGACTTCGTGGTACTGAAGGGCGATCAGAGGCAGGTACAAACCGGGGTTCCTGTTGAAGAAGAAGATCAGGGGGAGGAACACTTGGCCCGCACCCGAAGTCATCTTACCCCAGTTAGCTTTCTTGGACTCGTCCAGGTAAAGCTCGGAGTACATACGCCACCATCGCTGGTAGTGTTTGTCGATACGCTGACCACCAATGGACAGTTCAGCAGTCTTGATCGCACGCTCGGCGACGAAGTTGCAGTCCGGAATAGCAGCAGTCTTGGTGCCGGACGTCTTGGACGTCAGTTCAACGTACATGTCACCGATGAGGTCACCGTTACGGGCGACAGTCACGGAGATGCGACCGTTGTTGGAGGGGTTACCGTTCGTGGTTTGTTCGATGTTCTCCATCGCGAAGTTAGTGTGACGTTTGTAAACCGCCTGGAAGAAGGTGACTTTCGGGTTACCGGTGAGGTAGACATCCTGGGCACCGTAAGCTACGAGTTGCATGAGACCGCCGGCCATTGTGAGTGTTTTGTAATATATAGTAATATTTTATTTTGGCCTGATACCGCACATTGCGAAAAATCTACATTGGTCTTTTCTACGCATATATCAAATGACTACTTACCCCGACGAAATCGAAGAAAATCCGGAAGAGTTAGAGGAGGAGGAGGAATTGTTCCAAGAGGAGGAGGATGAGATGTCCATGGATGAAGAAATTGGTATCGATCTGGTCGACGTACTCACGACTCCAGAGGGTGACACCGTCTGTAGTGCACTAGTTTCACTCGTGCAACAGGTCCAAACCCAGAACAAAATTCTGATAAAAATCCTTGGAAAATTAGGAGCTTAAAAATAACTGCCTTGTATTAGTAAAACAGGGGATGGGAACCCACTTTATATCCGAAGATGCCGACCAACTTCAATCGAATATGGAGATTCTAAAAAATACAATTCAATCACTTAATTCTGACGAACTCTTGCAAGTTTTAGATGATGAGGAGAAAATGTGGGACATGGGTGTTAAGAATAATACATCAGTGCCGACTGAATTGGGATATAAAAAATTTTTCAAACCGAGTGAAATTAACCCGGCTTCTGGGAAACCATTTCGTGTGGACATTGAACAGATATCAGCATCGCATCGTAGAGTCATTTCACAGATGGGGCAATTGTATCATCGAGCGACCGCCCTGGAGATTTCCGACTACGAACCCAATGACGATGGTCTGAAAGTGTCCGTTCGAATCAATCGACTCATCGAGCAAGTGGATGATGCATTCCAGATTGTGTTCAGACATGCGAGAATTTACGAACGAATTAACAACCCTACATGTATCCCGACCAACCCGGATTCGGATCCTACACTCTATCGGTGTAACACAGACCAACTTGATACACTTTCTCCATACCAACAATCACTACTATCATTTTTGAATCACACATATACCAACAACATTCGACGATACAAGGGGTACTGTTGCACTCAAATCATTACACCAGAAGGATACGCGACACGTGCATGGAAACCGAATAGGTCGATTGAAGCGGAAGTCTTCATGTTTTCACAGAAAGAAACGAATCGTGCGAATTGGGAAAATCTTACGTCGCGTGGTTCAACTATAGGTGACGTTGTCCGTTTTGTGTCTAAGTGTCACGATATGCAGTTTCCTGAGATTAGTAAAAACCGCCATGTGTGGAGCTTCAAGAATGGTATCTTCATCGGTAAAGAATGGGTCCCAGCAACTGGTAAATTTAGATCTAACTTCTACAGTTACGAGAGTAAGCAGTACAAGTGCCTGGATCCCACGATCGTGAGTTGTAAGTACTTTGATCAGATGTTTGAGAGTTACGATCATGTCGAGGACTGGTGGGATATCCCAACCCCCTATTTTCAGAGTATCCTAGACTATCAGAAATTCGATAAGGATGTATCGAAGTGGATGTATGTCATGGGTGGTAGGCTTTGCTTCGATGTAAATGATATCGAGTGTTGGCAGATTGCCATGTATTGTAAAGGTGTTGCAAGAACTGGTAAGTCTACGTTGTTGACGAATGTATTCCAAAAGTTCTACGAAGCCGAAGATGTCAAAACCCTTAGCTCTAACTCCGAGAAACAGTTTGGTCTTTCGGCGATCTACGACGGCTTCATGTTCATCGCCCCAGAATGTAAAACAAACATGAGTCTGAACCAGGCAGAGCTTCAGTCGATCATCAGTGGTGAAGATATCAGTATCGCGATCAAACACGAAAAGGCAAAGTCTATTAAATGGACTACACCTGGTTGTATGGCGGGTAACGAACTTCCCGATTATAGAGATGCATCTGGGTCAATCTTGAGGCGTTTGTTGGTCTTCGACTTCCCCAAACAGGTGAAGGATCATGATACCGACCCACATCTGAATAACAAACTGATGAAGGAGATTCCAGCCATTCTTCTCAAATGTGTACGTGCGTATATCGAGTATGGTCAGAAATATGCGGATAGAGACGCATGGGCCGTCGTCCCCGCCTATTTCAAGAAGATCCAGAAGCAAGTCGCGATGGTGACAAGCTCTCTGACTAACTTTCTCGAGAGTAGTTCTGTTGACAGGGGTCAGAATCTCTTTGTTCCCCAGGTAGTGTTTACCCCAGCGTACACGCTACACTGTACACAAACACTCAATCTCGGGAAACCGCGATTTAATCCAGATGCATATGCAGGACCATTCAGCTCGTATGGTATCGAGGTCCGCGAAGAGGCGGTGACCTACAAGGGGCGAGCCTATCGCAAGCAACCCGTCTTCTACGGTGTCGATGTGTTTGATGACAACGAAGAAATATTAACCAGTGGATACTAAAAAAAATATCACCATTTAATAATATGAGCCAGAGGATAAAGGAATTTGTCCGGCAATCTGGAGTCGAAATTCAAAGTCCGAACTCGAACTCTGATAATAATTTAGCAAGAGAACTCGATAATATACTCGAACGTGGTGAACAGGAAAGGCGTCCATCACCGCGTGAAGTACAGGTCCCCCAGCGTCTCCAGCGGAACATGATTAATAATCGAACGTATGAAGGAGCCTTTAGAGAATTCGAAAATAATGAATTTGGGGGCCTCACGAACAATAACATCAGACAGTTGTTGGGTCCGAACGATGTGAAACAACTTGAAATGACCAAGCTTAATCCAGGTATGTTCAATGCGACGATTGACTCGGGTTTCGGGCAGAAGGATGCTATCGTCGACCTCAAGAAAATACTATTGAAGACACCTCTCCCAAAAACACCCATTGGTGAAGGTCTTTATTTAGAAACGACTGAAATTAAAGGATGGTATGGGTCGATGCGGGAAGGATTTTCACACACCCGTGAAGCAGGTCCAAAGGGTAACATTAATATCCCATTTTTTACGACACAGTTCAAAATGACGATATCGAATGCGATCGGTGAAAGTAAGGGTGTCACCGTCAACATCTACAAAAACGGAAAGATCCGCTTTTCAGGTGGTTTCGTGGGTACGAACATTGCCAACCAACCCGAACTGATCCGACGTTTCGTAGTCGGTGCGTACACCGAGCGTCAGCAATTCTTCTATAACCCCTTTACATACAATAATCTCAGTGGTCAGTTTAGGATTAATGGTTTATTCAAGAGTCTTACAGACATCGCTCAGCGTGCGAGAATGTATGGTATAAAAGAAGTTTCATACGAACCAGAACTTTCACCCTTCCTTTATGTTTACATGGAAGAAGCGAAGTTCATCATCACCAAGTCGGGAAACGTTCAGATCTCGGGTGCGAAAAACCCCGCGGATATGTTAAACGCTTATGAAGTTGGTAAAGCATTGATGGAGACTCTGAATAGTAATGGTCAGATCATCATCACTGGTGAATTCGATAAAGGTGTTAAGGCTCGTGCCGCCCCCAAGGCCAGGTCTAAGGCTAAGGCCAAAGGTAAGGCTACACTCGTTGTCAAAAGGAAATATACCAAACGCCCCATTGATGCCAAAACGTGTTTACGTATGAAGAAACCAGAACTGGTCAATCTTGCTCGTCAAATGGGTGTCGTCAATTTCCGTGTCCGTGGTGAAAATGGTTTCAGGGTCGCGAAGAAGGATGAAATCTGTAAGAAGATCATGAACAAGGTTGGTAACAATTCTAATTCAGACGCGACGTTCCGTGTCGGTAAGAAAATATGTAGACAGATGAAAAAAGAAGACCTCTTAAATACGGCAGCAATCATGAAAATTGATGTTAATGTGAAAGACACCAGGGATGCTATATGTAAGAAGATCGAGAAGGTTCAGAAAACCCTCGAAAAGGCGAAGAATATACCTAAGGCTCAGCCTAAACCCGTGGTGAAGGTCGTAACACCGAAAACGAATGTTACCGTTTTAAAAAAGAGAGGTCTCGATGAGAATTCGATTCGTAAAGATATCGTGAAGTTGTACGGTAAACGATGGATGGGACAGTACAAGAATGTCATGCCTTCGTTGAACAATGATGTCCGTGAAATGAAGACACGTCTCAACAAGCTGTCTACAGGTAACAAGGCGGGTATTCCATTCAAAAAGAACGTTGATCAAGCCAAGAAGAAACTCGTCGAAAACTGGAAAAACCAACGTAAACGTGACCTCGATAAGAAGATGATTGTGGACACGTTGAATGTAAATGGTATACCCCGTAACATGGTGTCGACCTACAAAAATAATGCACTCAACTACATCATGGTACATAAACCAGGGAAAGCGAAGATGGTAACGTACAAGAAGGCGTGGTTGAACAGTAAAAAGAACACGAAAAAAGCTAGTCCCAAACCTATCGTCAAAGCTAAGCGTGAACGGATGCTTTAAATCTCCGATCGCATGATGAAAATGTTACAATTGTAACGTTCTGATCATACAAGATAAGGTTTGATTAACATGAAACGAATTTATTTATGACTCTACTGGGATCCGCGGTCTGTTTGAGGTGAAACGTATGGTACGAAAAGTCGTAGCCCAAAAACATATCCTTGATCTGTTGAGACATACTCGTCGCCTCCCCGAGTCTGGGGATACCCGTACAGACGGACATTTTCTCCAATTCTAAAAAATGATCTTCCATGATGACGAAACGTCTAAGGTTTTCGTCAGACATGCCCTGCTCCTTCATGAGTTTATACATCGCCGCGGATGCTCCATCAGACATGTGGAAATTCTTAGAACCCGGAACCTGTTCGGAAGGTGCGTTGAAGAAGGCGTACATGAGAATACCCCCAATGATGAGAGGTATCATTTAGTGTATGGTTAGATTAAAAACTTTCTTACGTCCAGTTCCTGTTCACTGTTGTAATGCCACTAGGTAGAACTAATTTCTGACCGCCGGTACCTCCCGGCTTGCCACTACTCCCAGCACCACCGTGATTACCACTACCACCTGTTCCACCCACTGTGCGTTGAGTCCAGGGGTTCTCGTCACCGGTTTTAAGCCCACCGTCCCCACCAGCATCTCCACCTTCAGAATAACTAGTAGTACCGTCTACACCATTACCACCAGCAGTACCTGCAGCCCCAAAATCACCACCACCACCACCCGCACTGTAACCGTGTCCGGCCCTGGATTTGCCACCATTACCACCATTACCACCAGCACCAGTTGCGTCCCAATTGTAAGTGGTGATACCTGTTGAACCACCACCAGCAGTACCTGTTGAAGCAGTGCCTTGGATGGCACCCCCTGTAACTGCTGTGTGATTAGTCGTACCTGTCACCTCTGCAGTTCCATTATAGTATGCACCCTTCTTACCATCAGGGCCGTACACTCCGAGACTCCCAAACCGACCCCCACCACCGTAACCACCGTTACCACCATCGGTAGGTGTAAACCTGGCTACTTTACGTTTTCTGGCCGTGGGTGTTGGATTGCCGTGCGAGTACTGTACGGATCCTTTTCTGAACTGAACTGAACCACCCGAAGTCATCATATAATTAAGGCTCCCTGTTTGATGGGTCGGATAGGTTCCATAAGCACCATTCCATATTATACTATGATAAGTGTGAGTACCCTGTAGGTATGTAACACCACCAGCGACAAACGTTCTGGTACCGGTCAGGTCTTGATGCGCCCAATATTTTTCGTCCGAAGCGACGGGATTTTGCCCAGTGTAGTTGTATGACCACGCACCGGCATTGTTGTATCTACCTTGGCCACCCTTCCCACCACTACCACCAGCACCGCCACCACCTGATCCACCACCACCACCTGTTCCACCACCACCACCACCACCGGGTTTGAGAGTACCCTTGTTGAAAAGGTATAGTGGTTGTCCCGCGTGGTAAGCTGTTACTTCTAAACAATGACCACCATCGTAGCCACCACTACTAGCGTCACTACCACCACCACCACCAGAACCACCAGCACCAGCAGTACCATTCACGTAAGTACTAGCACCAGGATTACCAGCACCTCCAGTACCAGCAGTACCACCAGAACCACCAGCACCACCAGCACCACCCCCTCCATACATAGTTGACTCGTTTTGAATTATGAATATTGCGTTCGCGTTGGGGCTATTTAGAATTAATGCACTTTGATTTGTGTCTGCACGATATAAATTACCGTTTATAACCATTTTGTAAATACGTTTATATAAGATGCTAGCAGGGGGGCCGGTTACTTCTTGTGCAGCACCAGAAATATAAGTTACAAACTCTTTAGCAGCACCACGGAATTGTGACATTT